AATCAAACATTACTACACGCAGGGCGTCCTTTCCCGCGACGGGATAGACCGCTGACAGGCCAAAAGCGATCGTCATCACCCGACTACACGGGCGCGAATAACAGCAAGGGTACGCTGCCGAAAAAACGCTTTTTTTCATTCCGAAGTAACATTTCTGCCCGAAAACTTGCACGGGGGGGGGATTTTGTACTTTTGCAAAATATAATCGGCAAAACCAAATGCGACGGATTTCAGAACCAGCTGTGACTTTTCGAGGGTTGAGTTCGCTCAAAACGAAAAGCGACTGAAATTTCGCACACGCGCCGAATATATGTAAAGCAAATGCATGATCCGTTTACATATTACGGGAAATATGTAAAGCGAATCAAGAAAACACATCGTTCGAATGGCGTTTGACTACCGCTCGAACGGTTTTTTATTTCAAGATGAATCAATACCAGCTCCATTTATTCGCCTAAATACTCACCCTCGAACAGGGATGCCTGTGCCCGTTCCTCGTAGTTGCAGACCATCCACTCCTCTTGTCTGCGGCGATTTGATTTCGAGGCACTGATCGTCCTCTCGATACGATGGATAATCCATCCGTTCTTCCGGGCATACCGGTCGATCATATCGAACGGGAACATCGTGAGCATAAACTTTCCCTTGACGGTTTCGAGCAATTGCAAGAGTTGCTCCATATTCTGCTCGTTGAATGTATCCTCATAGTGTCCGCAATCGGAGTTCACATAAGGCGGATCGATGAAATGAAAGGTATCGGGAGCATCATAGCAGGCGATCACGTCGAGAGCATTTCGGTTCTCAATAGTCACTCGTTCGAGCCGCTGACAAAGCCGCTCTGTGAACTCCTCCTTCGCGTTACGCAGTTTCTTGGTCATTGTGCCGCTGAAGTCATATCCAAACGTCCCGTCCATCATTGACGCAAACGACATTTTACAGAGCACCCATACGGCCCATGCCCGTTCGACGGGAGTAAAGAACTGCGGATAAGAGTTGATATGCCCGGCATGGGCGTGTAGGTCCCGGCTGTGTAGTGTTTTGTTAATCTCGTGTTTGAGGTCTGAATAGTAAACTTGCATACACCAGTAGAAGTTTGTCAACTCCATGTTGATGTCATTGATGATTTCAGCTTCGGAGGGCCGTTTGGCGAACAAGACGGCCGCACCGCCGCAAAATGCCTCTGTATAGATCTTATGCGATGGGATCAAAGGCAAAATGTGCTTGAGCATTGTCTGCTTGCCGCCATAGTAGGAAATAGGGGTTCTCATAGTTTGCTGTTTTATAAAAATTAGTATCTTTGCGTATCTCATCTACATACCAGCCGTTTCCTGTACAGGGAACGACACAAAAAATTACTCGCAGCAGGAGGCTTTATCCCCCGGTCGCTGCGAGTAATCGTGCATTTGTTGGTATGTAGGTGAGATGACTGCTAACAAACCGGGGGATTCTTTGTGTCCTCCCCCGAAGGACTTTATTTGTCAGATTCGATGCTGACCGATTCTACTTCGTCTTTTACTTTTCTGCCGACAACCGATGTATTCCATACATGGTCCATCGCAGCTATTAAAAATTCTTCAATTCATCTACGACTGTCTCCAATGGCGTTTCTCAAATCTTTGTCCAGGTCGTATGGTCGGTATCTCTCTTATATACATACCCGTTTTGAATACGTAATCCGGCTTTTCCGATCAGGACCTCGAAAATATCTCCTGTGAATACCGCGTAGTTGCTCGATCCTTTCACAACGGCTACTCCGTTGGGTGCAATCAGGTTCTTGCGGATGTCGGTCACGAAAGAAAAAGTAATCGCTTCGACAGCTGCGGATGCCGCATTTCCGAGTCCTCCGGACGAGGATGCTTCCACTGTTACTTTTATATAGTAGTTGCCGGGGGTCGTAAAACGATAACTAATGTTCTTGTTGATCTGTATCGATACCGTGTCGTCATATGCGGAAGATTGCCGGAATATCGTGTCGGTAGTATCGGCTGTCTGGTTGATAATTTCGATCTTCACGCTTCCTCCGCTCCGGATCGTCCCCTTGACTTGTGCCGACATCTGCACCTCCGCGCCGCATTTGAATTGACTTGAGTTTCTGGAATCCGAGGCGAAAGGCTTCGTTTGAGAGGTTATGACCGCCACATTTCCCGTTGTTTGGCTCGACGGGACTTTGGAAGAACCCAAAACCTGGCTTACGCTGTTTATATTGTTAGTAGTGAGTATGATCTTGTTTCCGCTTGCGGTCGCATCGCTCACCTCTACGGAATCGTTTTTGACCTGCAAGATTCCGACGGTACCTTTGGTTGCGTGTACTTCTCCGTCGGCGTGTACCCTGAACACGGCTTTTTTCCGGTTCGTATAGTCGGCTCCCGACCAGAAGGGCACATCGTCTTCCTGCAAGCCGCTCACTCCGGCCGTCACCTCGCCTTGCCGGTTTCTCAGTAATATCATACTGAGAAGATAGAGACCGCCTTTTTCCTCGGAGCCTCCTTCTATCGCCTGCTTGAGGTACTCTGTCGATTTGATGGATTCGTCTATCGCATCGTCGATCAAGTCCGACATGTTGTTGCTTATTTGATAATAATCGGAGAATACCTTTCTGAACTCGGTGCCGGTTATCTCGGATGTCGTACTCATATCGGCCAACAAGGGTGTGAGATAATCTTTGAGCCGCTGGAAATAGACCGTAAATGAATCCGTGGGTACATCATACTTTTCGGCATTCGCCATGATGCTCCAGTATTCACCTTGAATCCGCACCCATTCATTAGCCACCTGCTGTTTGTCGGAGGGCGTCAGGCTCGAATCCGAGGCGATGTAGTCCACATCCATCTTCACCTGCTCGATCTGCGCCTGCACATCCTCCTCGGCCGTGATATACCCCGTGGGGGCCTTGTCGCCTTCCGTAAGCTGAATGTCGTAGAGATACATAGAAACACCGTCACGGATATTCATATATATCTTCTGCACCACACGCGAAGCATCGATGGTGCGGACCACTTCATATACTCCTTCCGTTCCCGCCGGAGGAGCGGAAAGAGTTTCTGTGGTGCCGTCTTCATACCTGACTCTGAACGTCATTTCGGCCCCCTGCTTGATCCGGGCTTTGAAGACGTACGGAGTATTCGGCTTGTATTTTATCTGGCCGCCGAAACAGTCGGGGACCGTCGAAACCTGCGGGATGTTGGTTGCGGCAAGCCCGGCCTGCAGAAGTTTGCTCCAATTGACATACAAATATGTTCCGTCCGCGTCCGCCCCCGAAGTTACGACATCCGTAACGCCCTCTTTGACACTGTTCCATTCCCGGATAAATTGTTTGGCGATATAGTTGCGGGCGCCGAACTTTACATCTTCTTCCGCAACCAAGTATCCTGCCGGCGCCTTGTTACCTTCGGTGAGCTGAACGTCATATAGGTAGATCGGGTTCCAGGCAACCACATAGAGAACTATTTTCTGCAAGGACTTGCCCGCTTGGGTCGTATAGACCGCTTCATACAGCTCGGATGCGGTCGGCGAAGGCGGTGCCGACATAAATTGATAGGTATTATCGTCATAGACCGCACAAAACATAACTCCCCGCTTACTGTTGGGCTGCTTGATCCGGGCCTTGAAGACATAGGACATACCGGCCTTGTAAGCGATCTTACCTCCGAAACAATCCGTCCAGTTTACGATCTGGCTCGTAGATGCAATAGCCACTCCTGCATTGCTCGCTTTGTTGGCATCGATCCTCATGTATGCTCCATCCGTGTCCGTACCGGTCGTTACCACGTCCGAAACACCCTCTTTGGCGCTGTTCCATTCCCGGATAAACTGCTTGGCGATGTAGTTGCGGGCGCCGAACTGAAGATTCGCAATTTCGTCTTTGGCTTCGTTGGCTGCCGTATCATCGGTGTATTTGGATGCTTTGTCCCAATCCGAGCTTTCGAAATTGCCCGTTGCACGGGATTCGATACAGCGCATGATGTCGCCACCTTCGCCCTGCGTCCAGATGTCACCCACATCGTAGGGTGTAGTCGGTGTTACGACGAATACACGACGTTTGGCATCGGCCGTGTCCTGCGCCCGCGCCGCCTCTTGCAGGGCCTTTACCGCATCGCTGTCGGCGATCGGCGTCCATTTATAGGTTCCGTCCTCTTCTTTTACCCACCGCCACGATTTGCCCGCATCGGGGTTCGTCGTCTTGTCGCTCGATATGGTGAAGTGAATCTGCGGGTATTCCGCCGGAGTGATTTTGGCATTATCGGTTTTGCGGATGACAAAAGCTATGTAGGGATTGTCGCTTCCGACGGTATAGCTCTGGCTCCATACGTAACTTGCTATAACCGCTCCGGATGACGCTATCGGATTGTAACCCATCGTATAGCCTTCACCCACCGACAATACGGCGCCTTTGGGTATTCCTCCGACCGGAGTTTTGAGCCGGATGCGGGTGCTGTCGGCGATTTTGATCTGATCCCAGGTCTTAATGCCGTCGATATAGGATGCACCGATGCTTCCCTGCTCCCAGCAGCCTGCGTCCGTCGGGTCGAAATTCGCGGGCAGCGTATTGGTGAACGTGTCGCCGATATGGTTTTCCTGCTCGCCGTCCGCTATCCATGTTTGGGCCGGTTCATTGTAAAGCGAGGGGGTATAGGGATAGAACCAGTTTTCCACGACACCGTCCAGCCGTTTGTTGATCTCGGACAATTCGCCGGGCAGCGTGTTATCGATGTAATCCTTAGCCTGCTGAGCTTTGCGATCGGCGGAATTGGCAGTGGCCTGGGCTTCGGTGGCCGTCTGATCGATCTGTTCGATGTCGAACTCCTTCTGGAACTGTCCCGTCGCGGGGTCGTAGAGCTTGCCTTGCTTCCAGCCTGCCTCCGGGGTGAATGCCACGCCGACGCCGTTGTCGCCTACCAGCCGGAACAGCTTGCTCCGGGTGTCCAGCAGTGCCTTCTTGTCCAGGCTGCTGATCATACCTTGCAGGTAGATATTATCCAGATAGGCCGAATAGCCCGACATCTGGATCCCGAAGACGGAGAGGTTCGTAAGGTCGCCGAACTGCGCGGCGATATTCTCGGCCGTAAACTCCCAGTCGCTGACATTGCGAAGATAGCGCTGGTAGGTGCGCGTCGAGTAGCGCGAGCTCCACCGGGCGGGATTCGTGAACGAGCCGTAGGCCACGAAGGTCATCGATTCCATCGGATCGATCTGCTTGGTAAAGGTGGCCGACAGGGGGCGCAGCCCGTAGCGGAACCGCTCGTTGCGGTCGCCCAGGACCTCCGTGATACGGAAATAGACCGTTGCGAAGCCTGAGAAAGAGAAGTTGCCCCGGCCGTCGTCGGAATCTGCCGTCGCATTGTTCGACGGGTCGAAGTCGTGGAAGATACCCATACATATATCCCCGACCGCTACGGCGCCGATCTCGCCCTCTTCGAGTTTGAGCGTTACGAGCTTCTGATCCTTGTCCACACTCTCGATCACCCCGGCGCCCGGAGCGCTCCAGTCATCCCCGACGCTGATGCCCACACGGTTGTACCGAAGCTCCGGAACCTCCAGAAAACGACGGATGAAGAGGCTCTCCAGCTCGCCGGCGCCTCGTCCGTCGATCTGTGCACCGAAGCCGGTGATGCCGCTGGCGAAGTCGCTTGTCCGGAATCCCTCGTCGAGTTGCTGCCGCTTAAGGAATCGGGTGATTCCTTCGACCGTACCTCCCCGGCGCTTGTTCAGAAATTCCCGTTCGCTCTTACGCGACGAATAGAGCGTCGTGTCGCTCGCCGGTGTTTCCTCCCACGATTTAATGATGTCAGGAAATTCCGATGAAACCTGCCGGGTTATCTGCGTCACTTCTGAAATCTGATTTTCGATGCGGGAAATACGGCCTGTGGAGAGGACATCGCTCATTTTAAGAGTCATGCTTCCGGGCTGAACGACGGAGCGACTGATCGCGACGATACGGATATCGCGATATCCGGTATCGG